TCTTCACAATATTTAGCCATTTCTAATAATTGGTCTGCATCTAAGTTAGCTGTATTAACAAATTGTCCTAACCCATATCTATCATTTACTAATAAATCTCTAATACACCAAACAGGATTTGCTGAATAAGCATCTACATATGTTGTTCCATCCCAAGCAAGTTCTGTACCATCGGATAACAGCTTCCACTTCTCATTAGTATCATCCCAATAATAATTATCCCAATCGACGTCTGTTCCACCAACAGTTTTAATATTTGGAACATTAACTTTTCTTCCTTTAACTAAGCTAGTTATATTCGGAGTAGTTCCAGATAATTGGTCGGTAGCTAATAGCTTGACTCCTAATAATGCTGTGTTTGGATAGATTAAATCGTCTGTTTGCATTTCATCTACTTCAGATAAAGTTAAAGCTCCGCTATGGTTAAAATCGCCATCATCGCTAGTCTTAGTTATTTTAATATCATATTGTCCAGCAGTTAAGCCTTCTTTTCTAAATACTCTTCTAAGAGCTGTTCTCGATTTAACGTTTACCGTTGTATCTCCCAAGTCTGTATATGTTGGGTCAGCATGTAGCTTATATTGAACATTATAAGTAATCGCCCACGCACTTATAGAGCCGGAACTTGGACTTTGTTGATATAATCCACTTGGAAAATATAACTTTAATTCAAAGGCTTCTACGTCACTATCTACGGTTGTATAAGTATATGGATTATCTTTTGCAAGAGTAGCCGATACTGTATAAACATTATGTAAATCTTCAAAGTTATCAATAATGGTTTGAGAGTTTGTTCCCATTCTAGTATATTGAGTTATACCGTCAAAATTAGCAATAGGATTATCATTAATTTTAATTGAAGATATACTTTCAATCTCTCCTTCACATAAAGCAATTAAAACATTGAGATAGTTAACATCTCCATTTGTCCATATAAATTGATTAACAATATTTCCTGCTATTCTATGTTCGCCGTAAACAACTCCGACGGGTGTTCCAACGTCTTGAGCTATTCTAGCGCCCTCCCATCCATAAGTAGGGCTTCCTTCGTCCATACCAGAGCTACCTCCAGAATTAAGACTAGGCTTCTTCGATTTTGTTGCAAAGGTAAGTATGACAGATAATATAATTAAAGGTAGAGCTACAATCACCGCTTCTACGATAGCTGCAATTATTGCCCAGAAGACAACTTGAACTACTAAAGGAATACCTATTTTTCCTGTAATTATTATTTCGTCATCGTTGTCTGGAACAATATTAGTATCTTTAATATCCTTACCACTTAAAATAATACGAATATCTTGACCTAATTCTTTTCCTATGCCATTGATATATTCTTCAACAGTTTTCCCGTTTTCATAAGGAAACTCCCACTTTTCTCTTCCAGCATACTTAGCGTAGTTCGGCACTAGCTTAACAATTATCATTGCGTTTCCTTAATCTATAAAATCCTTCAATCCTACTTTTAATATTTATATTATCTAATTTAACAACGGTCGTTCCAGCTTGTCCTGTTTGAATTAATCTTCCTTTTGTCAAAACGACTCCTCCATGATTTGCTATACCCATTCCATTATGAAATAATGCGATATCGAATGGCTCTGGTTTTTCTATAATATCCCATTCTTTATAATAGTTTTCATAAAAGAAATTCTTTCCTTCAAACGACCAACCTGCACTATAATTTTGACTAACATCGAATAAGTCATATCCGATATCTTTATATATATTCATTATAAGTCCGTAGCAGTCTAACCCGTTCATATCTCTACCCATCATCTTATATGGAATACCTAAGTATTTCTTAACAAGACTATCTTCTAGCTCACATATATGCGCCCTGTCGGTATGGATGGAAATCCTCCGAACCGAGTGTAATTTGCTAGTACCTTGCATCGCTGTTTCGTTTTGCTGCACGTTGTTTCTCCTCCTGCATATCCGCATTCTGTTGATTTGAAAACCCACGAACAATAATTTCTTGAATATTTTCTTGATGGTATCTGAACACTAAGCAAGTCAAACTTACTTGTTAATGTAAAGCTAACTGCATCCTGACTAGCCGTATATTTATCAATATAGAATATATCGTCCATATAAGCTGACGCATCAGCTAACTTATTTGCCCATACGGTTTTGATTGTAACTTTCTTTCCTCTTAAGTCGTAATCCTCTAAATATGATTCTATTAATCGGCTTATATTTGACACACTCACCACAACCGTATCGATGCTTCCCTCTGTATTACCAGATATTGTTTCATGTGATATCGGAAACCTTGTATACGTTATTCCGTCATAAGTTATATCTGTATCGTATTCCGCAAAATTCAAATCATTGCTGGAGCCATCATAGTCGTCTATTGTATATAAATATATAGGCTGATTAGTTGCTGCGTTCTTCTGGTCCTTGAATTCAGCATTAGTTGTTCTTGGCATTACTTAACCTCTATAAAAGTTATATCAAAATCATATAATTCAAATGCAATTAAATCTCCATCGAATTCATCCGTGCTAAATCTAACAGTATATTCAGTTGAGTCAATAGGATTAGTCCAAGTAAACGAAGAGACTTGTCCTTTCTTAGTAACAAAGAATGCCTTAACTGCCGCATACTCAGCTTGTGTCCTAGCTCTAAACTTAAGCTCAAATGTTCTTATTGGAGATTCCCATTTCTGTCTTCTTTGCTCTACTCCGTTTTCAAAGTCAGAGACTAAAGTATTATATTTGACTTGTTCTTTTGATACTCCATCTGGTGTCCATGCAAAATCGCTCATATTCTACCTCTATAAGTTTTGTTTAATTATTCCTCTAATTGCGCCATTCTTTAAGAACTCTTGTGTTACAGCGCTAACCAGCATGTCTCTATTCCTATAAACATCTTGAGCATCCCAAGCTCTAATGATAAACGGTCCAATCAACGGTTGCTGTGCTCCTCTACCAATAGGATTTCCATTACCCATATTGTTTCTTTCGTATGCAGCGTTTTGTCCTCTTGATAATACTCTCTCTCCAGTTTGAGCAATGATAGGAACTTCGTCACTTTGTAATTTCATTCCATTTGCAGCTCTCATTTTTCCACCGGTATGATATTTCTGTATCATTCCACCTTCATGGAATATGTCAGCTACTGCAACCCCGAGAATAGAACCACCTGAGCCACCAGCTACCATATAAAGTGCTTTCATTACCATTATCTTAGCGATAACATCTGTAATCATTTTAAGAACGTCTTTGCTAAAATCTCTAAATACTTCTCCTAAATCTTTAGTTTCATTTGTAATAACGTCGAAGAATCCTTGTGATAAAGAAGATGTCATTGCTCCAGCAGTTCCTTTTACGATGTCTGCAATTCCATTCCAAGTTTCTTCTGCATCCTTAAGCTTTTCTTTATTAAAATCTCCAAGTATTCCAAGCTTTTCTTCTTCTGCGTTAGCTAATATTTCTATTTCTGTATCCATCATCGTTCTAAATTGCTCTAAGCTAGTTCTTAGCTTTTCAGAATAATCTGTTTGAGACTGGTCGTATAAGCTCTGTTGAACATCTGTTAATCTCTGTAACTCTATTAGCATTAAGTTTACATTTTCCTGAGTTTCTTTTACAGCTTTCTTATTCCAAGGAAGCAAACCAACAGTAGATACAGAAGCTTGAGAAACCATTATACCAAAGGATACCAAACCCGCATGCATAGCATTTATAACAACTCTAACCTCATTAAATGCGTCTACCATCTGTCCGGCAAAGACTAGTGCTCCAATACCAAAATCTTTTAAGCTACCGTAAGCTCCCTTGAATTGAGTATCTAATTTACCGACCACTCTTGCGTATGCTCCGGTCTCTTCTTTACTTTTTCTTATGATTTCTAATAAAGCTGTTGCGTCTTTCTTAATATCTTCGAAGAATGCTTTCCCAATATCTTTCTTAAAGTTAAACCAAGCGTCACCCATCATCGACATTAAACCATTCCAAGTCTTAGCTAAAGCTTTAGAAGAACCTACAAACTTTCCAGTCATATCATCCCATTGGTCAGTTATGATTTTCATAGTTTCTTTATTTGTTACACTAACACCGGCTTTAAATCCCATTGCAGCCAAAACACCTCTATCTCTAAACATATCAGCCGCTGATGCTCCAGCTGAGTACATCTTAATCATCTGAGAAGTAACATCTCTAACTGCGATTCCAGTACCAGCAGATAAGTCAACGATGATAGGCATTAATTTCTTAATCTCTTCTGGTCCACCAGAAACTACACCAGATAGCTCTGTTGCTGCTTGCATGATTTCTTCATATGTCTTTGGAACTTGTCCGGCTAACTCTGCCATGTCTTTAAAGACCTGATTACCTTTAGCAACACTTTTAAATAGAACAGTTAATCTAGTCTTCATTCCTTCAACTGTATCTGCTGTCTTTATTAAAGATTTTCCTACTTTAGTAATTGCGAAAGCAAGTGCAACCATTATAGCTGCAACTTTCAGCCAGTGTCTTTTAACTAAATCAGAAGCTCTTCTTGAAAATGCTCCAACTTTAGTAAAGGCTCTTTTACTTTGAGCCGAAAACTTATTCATACTAGCTTTAGCAGAATTCATAGCCGGACCCATCATATTCTTAGCTCTAATGACAACTTCTAATACTTGTTCGTTCATTTTTTCTTCCTTGATTTACTCTTAAGCATTTGTCTATGTTGATACATTCTGATCCTTTGTTCTATAATGTTAAAACACAATATATCCCAATAATCTTGGTCCAGATAGCCTCCCAGCTTCGGAAGGCATCTCAACTGTCCGTCTAATGAAGGACAACAAAACAAATACGTCATCAAAGGCTGTGGAAGTCTTTCGAGCTTTAAAACCTCTGCCACTGTTTTAAGCGAAGCGCCAGTCAACAAAAGCTCCACAGCCCTTGTTAGTTTTTTTCGTTTGTCTCCGACTTGTCAGTAGCCTTAAGACCATTATCTTCGTTAATCTTATTTACTAGAAACTGACTAACGCTAGATGGGATTAATTCCTTATTTGCTTCCGTACAAGGAACGTCTTTACCATCTAATTGTATGCCCTTCCAATCAACTAACCCGTAATTGATTTTCATTCTAGAAGATGTACCACCTAAGAACTCGACGCTATCATTCTTCATAACAGCAATCTTGTCATCGATAGTATTTACTTCACGCATACTTAATTTTCTTAGAACAAATACTGCTTGTTCTTTTCCGTCAACTTCATAAGGAACGTCATATGTTTCTTTTGTGTTAACTAATTGCAACATTGTTGCACCTCCATCTTATTTAGACTACGGTTATTTGAATTGATTCTTCTGTACTAGGGTCATCTACATATGCTGTGAAATTAATCGTTTCAGCAATATAATCTGTCTGACCAGATAGTGGTTGAGAATCGTCATCAAAACGAACCTTGTCCAAGGTTACTGTAAATGAGTTTGCGCCTCTTGCGTAAACTGCTTCCAACTTAACACTTTCCTCTGTCATAAATCTATTTCTTTGAGTTGTATCTTCAAATAATAAAGTCATGTTTCCCGTTACCATACATTTTGTAGCTGGAATATCTCGTCTCTCTTTTTGATTTGTATATAAATCAGTAACAAGATTGTTGTTGATTGAGACTGAAAATGTCATTACATTTAAAATCTCTGCACCAGCAACATAAAACTTACCTTCATTATGTAAAAATCCATCATCACCACTTGTATAAGATGGTGTGCTTGCAGTATAATCTGAGTATCCTTTTCCTTCAATGCTTGCAACACATTGTAAAGGCGCTCCTGCAGCCGAAGAAATCTCTAAGCTAGAAATCATATCTCCACTTGTATAGATATCTCCTGCTTCTCTATCCAAAGTAATAACCATGCTATCTAAAGGTCGTTCTTCTGAATAGACAGATGATGTTTGTCCTAAACCGCAATTCCACCACATCTCTGGTCCATCTGGGCTGATTGGAAATGTAATCGAACCAGTAATCCCAACATTTAATAATCGTCCTCCTACTTGCTGCGAAGTATTCATGATTCTATCTGAATAATCATAATGCTTTTCCATTCTGATATCTTCGCTAAAAATTGGCTGATAATCAGTAGGTTCTCCACCGGATGCGAAGCTTTCCTCTTTCCTGATACCAACGTGTCCTAATGCTACAATCGATGCTGACATTAATTGTACCTCCTTTTAGTTGTGTCTTTAATTATTTTCTTTATCTTCTTAGTAATCCAGCTCTCCTCTTTGTCAAGCTCTTTTACCAAGAAATTTATTACGTCCTTCTGCGACCATCTACGTCTAATAAACTCATCTGGAAACACCTTGACTCCATCGGTGTCTTTATGTTTATGCATATCTTCTTTATTGACGTACTTAACTTGTGTCATATTAACCTACCTTGTAGAGTTTATTATATTGATTGTTTTTCCATGATGTATATATATAATTATAAAGTTTATTTTGTGGCAATCTTATTAATAGTGGCACGAACAATCTTAATATTGGAAAGCTGCAAACTAAACCGAAAAGTCTCTGCAAGTTCTCAAACTGTCTTTTTAATTTCTTATCCATCTTTATAATAGTCTCTTCAAAGAACGTCGCTGGAATATCTTCTAATTTTCCAGAGAATAAACCTAACTCTACTGCCCATTCTCCCATTGGAGTCTTCGGATAAGGTTGAAACAACGAAGCCCATCCTATCATTGGCTTACATTTAATATTTATATCTAATGTCTCTAGTGCATTAGCTAAGCTCTCTTGAGGAGTTGCTATCATGTTCTCTGTTCTAAATGGTATATTATATTTACGTAATAAAGCTGCGCCATCTAGAATCTTCTTGTCACTTATGTTTCTATTCAAAACATTCTTTCGTCTATCTTCATTTCCTGTTTCAATAGCAAAAGTAACACTTGTGCATCCAGCGTCTACTAATGCTTTAAGCTTTTCTTCTGTCAGCATATCAATACGTATCTGTACATGGAATGGTAAACCAACAACTTCTTTCCATTTCTTACTAAACTCTAACACTCTGTCTTTGATAGCAATAAACTCATCGTCTTCGAAAAAGATATATTCCGTGGCAGGATAATCTTCTTTAATCTTTCGTCCTTCTTCAATAACGCTATCAATACTTCGGTATCTAACTGTCTTACCGCAGAACATCTTATTGTAGACGCTGTTATAGCAATTAT